CGTGTTACCAGCCAATGCTTCCACCAAATCTGTAGCATTTGAAAATGTTCCCGTTCCATCAGTTTTTGTAGAATGTCGTACATAAACACGACCACCATGAGTTACGTCTAAATCTGTTGCTAAATTCCAGCGTAATCTTACAGTTGTTTTATTTATTGGTTCTCCTGTCAATCCAGTAACATCAGCAGGAACAGCAGTTTTACCGATAGTGTTAAAAGTGTCAGTTGCAGCCGTGGCACTAGGTTCTAATGCAGCATTTAAACTGCGAACAGATACTTCATAAGCTCCTACTTTTGTGTTAAATATTTCAAAATCAGGACTACTTGTTGTAGCAGAAACGATATTATTATCATCAAATCTATAGTTCACCATATAATTGGAAACACCAGCTACAGGCTGCCATCTGAGAATTAATTTCGATACAGGCTGATTATTAATTAAAACAATCACTTCATCTGCTGATAATCCAGTAGGAGGAGGCTTGAGAAGATTTAAAACTGATATTTGCTGTGGTGTTATTGTTTCTCCATCTTCAATAAATGCGTATTTCTCATTTACGTAGGCTAAAGCAGAAATCCCGTAATTAACACCATCTGCCTCTTCAACAGACATCACTCTGAATGATTGAGCAGAAACAGTATCATTTTCGAGTAACCAAACACTATTAGCGTTTGGAGTAGTGCTAAATGGACTAGAGGAGTCAATATTAATTACTTTTCCCGATATTGCCGTTACATTTTTAGTTTCAACTGTTCCATTTGGCATTATTACGCTTAATTTAGGGTTATTCTCAGCAGATAAATCAGTTGCATCTGAATCATCTACAGTTATCTGAGTTGTTGTGGCACTACTGATTCTTCCTCCTCTTCTTACACCTGATCTTGCTGGATCAGCAATGCTAACAATCGTTCCAGGTCTAACAACTATTCCAGATTCCATTGACACAGAAAAGTTTACTGCTTCTGTTTCCCTTTGTTCTGCAAATAATATTGCTTTTGCAAATCTTCTAGCTTGGCCTCTACTTGTACACCCTAGTGCTTTTACTCTTTTAACGTGCAGTCCATATTTACTTCTGTAGGATGCTTCCGCTTCAACTTCCTCGTAGTCTAAATCCCTTGTTTCCATATTGAAATAGGAAACTGCAACTACTGTACTTCTAGTTTTCAGACTACTTCCTGTATAACTAAAACCTTCTGGCCCAACATTAGCCATAGTAAACAAATAACTTGGATCTTTTGGACTGTCTTGAGTAAGAAGTAACGCTCCTTCAGACCAAATTGGAATACATCTCATTATTCCTGATAAAGTTCTTATGACATCAAATGCTTCTACACTTGTCTGAATATTTATATTGCAAGCAAATCTAGCTTCCTGTCCACCAAATCCGTCATCAACGAGAGTATTAGAAAACTTACTGGCAGTTACGAATGAAAATAAATCTAAATTACTATCAATAATATGATTACCTAATCCATATCTAGTGTTGGTAAGTAAGTCAAGAAGTATCATTGCAGGGCACGTTGTCCATTGAGCAGCACCCATTACACCATTAAAAATATAACCAGTGGGGTATTGTATTCTTCCTGTTTGTAAGTCTACAGTTGGAGTGCCAGATGAGTTAGCTCCTGCACCTGGGATTCTTACTTTTACTCCTCTAACTTTAAATTTTCTGCGAGGAATCCTGCTAAAAAATTCTGAATCTAAACGTAATCTTGTAAAGGCACTATCAGGATATGTATTTGTATCATCCTCTAATTCTGAATAAGATTGCCAAACTAAATCTCGAAAATCTCTATCTGTGCTATTAGCTGTTGTTTTTACTAGACGGACATCTACAGGATGAGCACCAGTTAGTTCAATTCTATATTCTCTATTATAAGCATCTGCTGTTCTACCTCTAATAGTGTCAGAATGAACTGTGGTAAAACCACCGCCATTGTATTGAAGTTGAATATCAAAACTAACTTGATTACCAACTATGTCTCCATCATCTGTAATAATCTGCAAAATAGGAACAGTAACAGTAACCTTTACAGCATCTAAGTCAGAATTATTAGTAAGTTGTCTTGTTATTGGACTACCATTTTCAACTTTTACTCCTACGTTAAAAAGAGAAGCACTTCCCGAAACCTTTGACATCTTAGTCTGAGGATTCGTTCCAAAACGAATATCAAGATCTACATTTTGGTGGTTAAAATCAACATCCTGTGGGTTAGCTGAATCAGCCGTAGAAGATAAAATAGGAGTATCGTCTAAGAAAATATCTTTTTTTGCAGCATTGAGATAGGCAGTAGTGCCTTTAGTCCGACCTTCTTTTGATGGGCTAGAAAAACCTTCTATTTCACCCTCAGAAATAAGATCAAGTAAAGTCGCAAACTGTTTACTATGTAAATTGTCTTCAGCAATAGTTGGTGGCTCACCACCACCGCCTTTGCCGCCACCGCCAGATCCAGCAATAAACTTATTATCTTCAATCATACCTGTACCGCTTCTGTATCTATATCACCACTTATAACAACTGAACCTGTAAATATTTCACCATAAACTATAGGAACTGGAGTACCAGCCCTTGCTGTGTTTTGCGTTCCAGAAAAATTGAACGATATTTGTGGATTATCTTCAAATGAAGGATCTTGAGTTGGATAAAGTATATTACCGACACCTTGAAGTATTAATCCAGCACCAATAGCACTTATACCTTGTCCTACAAGAGCCAAGCCTGGAGAAGCTGCTGCTGCTGCTTGTGCTGCTGCCGAACCTCCTGCAAATAATCCTGCACCTGGGAAAAAGAATGATGCACCAATTAATAATCCTCCGAACAAAATAGTATTAAAAGTATCTCCACCAGCACCACTGATAACAGGTATTATGTGAATATCTTGCTGTCCTATCGGAAAATTTAATTCATCTTTATTAATCTCATAATCACCAATTTTCACCTGATAATATTTAGGGTTCATATAAGCTTCAACTTCTGGAAAATTATTTCTCAAGAAACTGATGGCTTGAGGTAAATTATGCACTTTAATTTCAAATTCTTTGTGACCAATAAACTTAGCCAACTCTCCATATAGCTTTAATTTACGCAACATAACGCAACCTCTTGCCTGTACATTTTAGTAACCAAGGTGAGTATGGTTCTTTACAACTAAGTCTACTAGAAAAATGATGCAAGACATCTCCATCTATAAAAATAGCTACATGATTTAAACCAGCATCGAGTATAGACATAAATAATAGGTCACCATTTTCAAGTTTCTCATTTGGCTCTAGTTCTCTAAAACCTGTAGCTTCCGCACATCTTTCAAACATAGGATCTTTAATAAATTCTTCTGGGGTTGTGGGTCTTTCCCAGTCTCTAAGTTCAATATTTTTCTCTTCTTTATACCAATCTCTTACTAATGACCAGCAATCAGTAACACCCCAAACCCATTCTCTTCCTATTAAAGGAGCTTTATATCCTTTAGGTTCACAATAACTCCATTGTTCTGTCTTTGGATTGACAATATGCCAAGGCAAATTTGATTTCTCGCAACTAACTAAGTCTGCCTGACTAGGAGTTGGAGGTGTTATTGGGTGACTATGAATAATAGCTGTTATCTCTCCTGTGTTATCTGCCCTAACATAATCTTCGGGATCAAGGATGAAACACTGATGATTGGTCATGGATAAATTACGGCAAGGGTAGTAAGTTTCCTTTCCTTTTATATTTAACAACAAACCGCAACATTCTTTAGGATCTTCGATCTTTGCATGGCTAAGAGCAGCTTCTTTCCAATCATTCATGGCATAAACGTACCAATAGAGGGGAATAATTCTTTTGTACAGACTCTCAAAGGAATCCTTATGTTTGCCAGATCAAATGAAGCAGCTAATTCAAATTGAACTACTGCTCTATTTTCTGCTGATTTTCTATCTATTTTATAAATTTCCTGT